AATACGGAGTGTTATTGAACCGGCGGTGCCGGGGTTAAAACTGCCCAGCTTTATGGTCACAACGCCGTACAGATCGCGATTTGTTGAATTGTCATAGGTGACAACCGCGCTTTCGCTGCCATTGGCCAGCGAATTGAGCGTTGTTCCCGCAAAATTGCTTGACCGCGCCGAAGGCGTTGCCCATTTGGCGACTGCCATTACACGCCGCCCCGCGCCAGCCCGACAGTCCGTGCAGTGACCGGAACGTTATTCGCTTCAGCCCAAGAGGGATGCCGATCTGCCAAAGCCAAAAGTCGATCTTTTGTCACCGCCGAAAGCAATCCAACTTGAACCATTTTTGTCAGCACCAAGCTAACCGCCTCATAGGCTTCTGGATCGTCTGTCTCAATGTAGCTGCTTTGGCGAATTGTATCGCGCATAAGGATAGCCGCTTCCCTGGTTTCTTCTGGCAAGGTTTCGTTTTCCGACGCGACAACCGCCTTAGCCCATTCGCCTGAAGTCAACAGTAATTGTTGTGCAACGCCAGTCGCCACCTTCTGCTTTACCTTGGGCAGCGAAACGTCCGGGACATTCAGTAAATTTGCAGCCATCCACTCAGGAAGCCCCTGCAAGTCCGGCTGCGATACGCGCGTAGCTAACAAAGCTAGTTTTGCCGCGTCAATTTCGCTATCGCTCATTTACTCACACCCCCTATTAAGCCTTTGCATTAGTCGTCATTCGCCTCTTTTATGAAAGCGTAATCGCGGCACCGGTAAAGTCGATAGTGAAGGTTTCGCCGTTGGCCATAGTGATAGACGAACCGTAGTCCCACCACCCAACAAGCGGATCGGCAGGCGATGTAGGTGTATCGTCAAATACGACAACGTAGCGGAAGGGGCCAACCGAACCACTGGCCGTAAGCACAAGATCGTTGAGGGTAAGCGTATAAGTGCCACCAGTTTGGGACGAGCTTGCAGTTGTCAAGTTCCGGCTTGACAGATTGGTGTAGGAAATCTGCGTGAGGTCAGTAAGGACGCTGTTAGTTGCAACCGGCGCAGTATTGGTGAGGGCAATAACAAACTGGTCGGTGCCAAGGTTGGCAACCTCCACCATGTTCTCAGCCCATGCGTTAAACTTATTCCATGTGGCCATATCAAATCACCCCAAACCCAAAACAGAAGCCATACCCGAAAGAGCCTTTACCTTCTGCTCAATTTCCTTTTCCTTACCCTCAACCACCGCCTGCCGGTCGTCTAGGCTTGCCTGTAGCTTATCCAGAGAATCCTTTAGGGCAGATGCTTCAAACATCTTCGCCTCAGCATTACGCAAAGCATCATCAGCCTTACGTTCACTTGAAGCCGCTTTATCCCGAGAGCGCTGTGCGGCAGCCCGCAACTCAGACGCCTCATCCTTTGCTTTGGCAATAATATCAGAAGATTCTTTTTGAGTGCTTACAGCCAAATTTTCAGCCTCAGCCTTGGCAGATTCAAGAATCTTACTAGCTTCCTCTTTCATCTTTTCAGAAGAAGCCTTTGCCTCGGCCAGCATATCTTCCGCTTGCCGCATCATAATTTCAGCAGATTCAGCCTTACGAATACGCGCCCAAGCCTCAGTTGCTTCAAGCGTAGTTTTCTGTAGCGCCGATAATCTCTCTTGAAACTTCGCTGGATCAGCAAGGATAGCTAGGTTATCAAGAACAGGATCACTCCCACCCACGCCCGAACTAACCCCACTCATTGTTTAATCCCCGCTTGAATGACCGCAAGCCTCACCGTACCCGTTCCTGCCGTAACTCTAATGCGAATAGCCCGAATAGGGAAAGCGTAATTGCCATCCCTATTCACCGCAACAACACCAGCCATACTAGCATGATCAAACCAAGTAACGGTAGCTGGATCAAAATTACCCGTTGCTGGCAACACATTGTCAAATGTGTGTTGCACCGTATATGTCGGGGTTCCCGACACTACTACTGCACCTAAACCCACATTAAACGGAGTGACATGAACATTAGACACCCACGGAGAGGAATCAGCCCCATTAGATGCAGTCAAATATGTCGGTATTGCCATATTTTATCTCGCTTCCTTCAAAAGAAAACCACATAAAATCAAGCAGAAGAAGCCGGATTTTGCGCGCCAGTTTCAGTACGCTGGACATAAACAACCGTGATGATTGCGCGGCCAACACCAGCAGCCGTACCAACCGTATAACGCACCCATAGCGGGGTATCAGCCGTTGTAGAGGTTTGCCAAGCAAGCTGCGTTGCAGCCGTTGCCGTGCCAGTAAAACGACCGCCAGCCGTGGTTGCTACAGCCGCCGACAACTGAGCGCCACCAGAAGCATTACCAACGGAAATCGTGGAAGTGGAAGAACCGCCAGGAACAACAACCTGATCTATGAGGATATTTACAATCTGAGAACCCTGCGGAAGAATACCCATCTGCACATCTACGTTGCCAGCGCCAGCCGTCACAACGCCAGTGTCATAAGATTGGGTAAGAACCACAAGGCCGGTATTACGACCAGCACCTTCACGGATAGTACCGGAACGAAGTGGACCAGAAAATGAGGAAAAAGCCATTGCTAAAACTCCTGCACAATAATCATACCATCTGTGCTTGTCTGCCGGGGCAGTTGGTATGACGAGTTAAAAGTGCTGCCCGGCGAACCAAAAATACCCAGCGGATCGGAGACGCCAAAGCTATAACGCTCACGAGCCTTCCAACGGATATTACCGGTATCAAAATCACCATCCGTCTTAGTTTCCTGAGACACACGAACAAAATGCTTCATGCCATTTGGAACGTCAGTCTTGAGGAACCAAGCGTTAGTATCGGTCAGGAAGTAGTTGACCGTATAGCCTTCAGGGATGGAACCGTTGCTCTTCAGCGCGTTAATGTCGTTATCTGACGTGCTGACACGGAGTTCCGTTTCCAGCAGACGAGTAGCAACAAACTGAAGCTGCGTCGGAACAATCAGCTTACGCGGCTTGGCTGCAATAAGCAGACTGCGCTCGTCCGTCCAAAGGCTCATCTGAATTACCGCCGCCTCAAGGGAGGTTTCATTCAAATCCGCGCCAGTCGCAGGACGGTTGCTGTTGACACCACCGCCCACAAGCGGGTGAGCCGTGTTAAACAGGGTTACACCATCACCGGACTGGTAGGTGGTGAAGCCGTTATTAAGCAGGGCAGCGGCCTTAATCTGCTTCGTGTAAGCCATAGCGCGAGCCAGGGCTTTCGTGTAGCGGATTGAGAGGCTTTCATACAGATTATCCTCAAAGGCTTCTTCCGTAAGGGAGAAACCAAGGGCAATCGTTTCATGGTTGAAGCGGGCAATGAACGCTTCTTGCGCGTTATCATACGCAATCGGCATACCTTCGTTCTTCACGGGCGCGGCCCCGAAGCCAGAAAGTTTCACTTCTTCTTCAAAGGCTCGTTCCGAGGTTTCCACCTCGTAGATTTCCTTATGCTGTTCACCATAACGGTTATATTCCAAGCCAAACAGCTTGTTCAAACCGGGCAGCAGTTCCTTTAGAAGCTGTGCGCGAGAAATAGCCATATCTCAGCCCTCCTTACGACGCAGCCGTACCGGCAATGCCGGTATTACCTGAACGATGGAAGTGAGTATTGATACGCACAACCACATCAGTAAAGGCATCGCCATTTGTTACAAAATCCACAATTCGCAGCGGAAGCGCAGCAGTCGTGGCAACGCTCGAAGCCTGCAAAGCAAGACCCGAAGCAAAGTAACCAGAACCACCAGCGCGCGTTTGAATCAAGGAAGCATTGCACCCAAGCGCCGTTTGACCAAGAGAACCATCAGCCTGAATCTGGAACATGGCGTCAGGATCATCTACGACATAAGCCTGAATGTCCGAAGCAACCGTACCAGAAACATAGGTTTGACGGAAAATCTTACCAAACACCGGATCGGTGTAGGTGCAACCCACAAACACACCAACAAAACCAAAACCGCCGCCCGTAGAAGTCACGGTAGTAGCAGTCGCGGTGGCGTTCATGCGGGCAATCGTGCCGCGCGTGGAGCCAGTATTAGTGATGATAACCGGATCGCCAGTTTGAATGTTCACAGCGTAGCCGGAAGGAATCGAATACAACCGAGTCGAACCAGCAAAGCCCTGCCCACCCAAAAGGTTAATGGGAACAAGCCCATATGGAGCAGATGTAAGAGCCATCTACTTTTCCTTTCAGAGAAAAAATTGAGAATTGATACAGGACCATCCCATATCAACGGTTCCTCATAACGCTAGATGCTCGCTCAGGGCGAAGCAACGGCGCACGAGAATCATTCTGACTGAATAGGCTATTATCAACACCCTCAATCTGAGAATCAGTAAGTCGTTGATAATGTGCCTGCCGCTGTTTGATAATTTCCGTTGGCGCTTTACAAAGAATAAGGTCGCCAATGACGACATTATTTTCATACTCGCCTTTATCTGGCCGAATTTGCAACTCCGGGTGATCCTCTGCGCGTACAGGTTCATAGCCCTGACGGAATTGAGCCGAAGCGTTGATCTTGTCTGATTGACCAGCGTATCCAATACGAACCCAACGGAAAGTGTAGCCTTCTTGCGGGTTTGGATCAGGCAGAATTGAAGGAGGCGCCCATGCCTTAATACGCTCCTGGTTTTCACGGAGGTCCATTGAACGGGGAGTGCGATCAGCCATTGGGGTTATCCTTCATGTATTGCTCAACGTATTGTTGGGGCGTGAGGCCAGCTTTGCGGATAAACCGCATGGTGGACTCAGATATACGCACTTGGCGGGTAGCATTCTTGACCGCCCGACCAGCGGGGGCCACTACCGAAGGAGCCTTAGTCGTCGCGTAACTTACCGACTCAGACTGTTTTCCGAAGTATTCCGGAAATCTTTGACGAACTCTAGCGTCAATAGTTTGATAATACTCATCCGAACGCGGGTCAACATTTTTATTTCTAAGAATGTCTGACACCCCGAAAGCATAAGCAGTCATTTCTTCTTCCAAGTCACCTTGGGCTTGGAACCAATTACTATTAGCCTCATACCACTTCTCTGCCTTTACATCAGGCTTAGGTGGCGGGGGAGGTAACTGATGGATTTGCGGCTCTGGTTCCGGCGCCCGATAACCCTTATACCGCTCATTTTCAACGACAGTCCTTTGAAGTTGCTCATTAAAATCTATGAACTTCTCGAGCCGTTTCCTGAGAAATCCTCAGATTCTCTAGTTGCTTGTTTTTCTCCATAAGCGTTTGGACGTACCGAACAGCCTCATCACGTTCCTTGGCTGCGGCTTCCTTGGCCCGGCGTTCAGAATGGGCCTTAAAGGACAAGTCCTTAATCCGCTTCTGAATATCCTTATTGTATCGAGTTACCTCATCGTCCCCGACTTTAATATCATCGTCGGAATCGGTTAGTTCAGGAGCAACAACCCGGCCTTTATCAGCCTCCGGGGTATCGTCCTCTACAATGATTTCAAATTCAGGCGCCTCGGCGTCCTTATCTTCAATGTCGCTCATGCGCGGTAAATCCCCCTCGGATCATCCACCACGGCCTCCACAGTGTCGTCATTCACTAGACGAAACTCCCGGCCATGAATCTTAATGCGAGAACCGGAATAGGCCCGGAATAGAACCCAATCCCCTTCCTTGCACCAAGCGCCCGTTGGAAACTTATTCTGATCCTTATAGCAAAGGTCGCCCATCTTCAGCACGAACCCAACCACAGAAGCGGTCTGTTCACGTTCAAGCGCCTGCCCAGGAAGAATAATACCGGCTGAAGTCTTTTCCTCAAATTCCGGCAAAATAATAAGCATTTTGTAGCCTTTAGGATCAGGCAATACATTCGGCTTACCTTCAACACCTGAATCCAATTTCAAACTATTCAGGTCAATCTTCTTATAGTCCAATTCCATTACTACACCCATCGCATACCAATTAAGGGCTGGTAAGCGCCCTGCATCCCACTATGGGATGAATACTTAGGACTCCTGATATTTCTCAAGTAAATCAAGGAGTTCCCGTTCCGCAAGCGCCAAACCTTCAATAATCCCGGTCATGCGCTTATATTCGTCAAATGAGGGACAGCCACCACAAGCAATGTTGTCAGCCATTTCATCCATAGTTTTGCGGATTTTCTTTCGAACCGCACTAAGGATGCCATCCTCAAACTGATCCATTTAAGTTCCTCGCAATTTCTTGACCAACCTTAAATCCAGCCAACTTAGCATCAGTCCTGTTTTTATCGGCAGTCATATTGTGCTTGTCGCGGTCACTAGCTGCTTTAATCCCAGCATTAACCCCGGCAATACGTTCCTGCGAGGCAATCCGCTCCCGCTCAATCTCTTGCTGCGAAGCCTTTAAGGCAGCGTCCGTGTGGTCCTTAGCGACCTTGCGCTGGACTTCCGCCGCCTTATTCTGAGCGTCCTGCATCTGCGCTTGAACCACGGGGTCCTGCATCTGCTGCTGAATCTGTTGCTGCTGCTCCTCAGCCTGATCCTTAGCCAGCAACCGGCCAGAAGCCTCAGCAACCAACTTAGACAGCATCACTTCCACATCTTCCGGCAATTCAGCATTAGGCTCTGGCAACTGCACCCCAAGCTGTTCTTCAATCTCACGGCGATACTGGAAGGCAATATGCTCGTTAATATGCGCCATCATAGCAGCCTGAATACCCCCGGCCATTGGGTTCTGCCCAATCAGCGCCATAATCTTTGGGTTCTGCATGGATGACATATGAGCCTGAATATGGGCTTCATGATCCTGATAAATGAACGCCTTAACAGGCTTGCCGTTCAAAATATCCATGTTCTCTGAAATAGGGTCGGCAGGCCGTTTGTCTTTGGTCGAAGGGATAATTTTGTCAATATCATTGATACCAAGAACAGCGAGCATCTGCCGATGAAGTTCAGGCAAATCATACATATTAGGCGCTTGTGACGCTAACTGTAGGGCTGCCTGATATTGAACCACCCGCTGCGACAATGAAGCCGCGTTAGGATCGGTAACTGGAATAACATCTATCCGGTCGTCATAATCTTTACTGCGAGTGGCGCCAGGATCAGTCTCATACTCATATTCATCGGGAGAATGGGTCTTGATAATCTCAACCAGAATATCCAACTCTTGCGCCAAGGAAGCATGAAGCCTCGCTTGGACAGCAGACATAACCTTCATGGCCCGTTCCATTAGGGCCAAAGTAGTACCTACAGGGGCTTGCTGGTTAGAATCCCCAATCTGCAAATCAGCAATAGAAGCAAACCGGCGCCCTTCTTCAACCATCGTCCCCAGCAAGGCAGAAAGCACCTGAGAAGGCTCTTTGTACGGAAGGAAGGTAATAGCGTCCTTAATGGCGCCAGAAGGAACGTCAACGTCCCTAAACTCGCCCGGCATCAAAGGCGTACTATCACCCTTAATACGCAAGCCACGGGCCTTCAAACCAGCCGGAAGATTAGCCAGCGTACCAGCATCCACCAACTGCCTAAGAATGGAGGTGGCAGACTTGGCAATACCACCAATCAAATGAATCAAACCAAAGGCATAGAAACCAAACCCAGGAACATATCCATATTGAACAAAGTGCATCCGCTTCAATTTCAACGGATCATCTTGGCGCCAGTTCCGATAGATAGAAAGAATCAAGCCACTCTGGCGGTCAATAGTGACAACATAAGGCAGGGCAATACCCGTGGGTTCCCCGTTCTTATCTTTGTCCTCATACCCCTCAATATCCAATTCAACGTGCATTTCAAGGAGTTGGTGGCGATCATCAGCATTAGCCTCAGTCTCGCCCGTCAATTCATTCTTACTCTGCTGAATTTGACTAATCTGCGTCACAGGTTCAGGCAAATCAATGTCCCGATAGAACCCTGAAACCTGCAACTTCTTCAATTCATTGGGATATTTATACATGATGTGGGTATAGCGGGGGCAGGAAACCAAATCAGAAGCCCCA